TCTTTTTAAAAAAGATAGACGAGGAGCTTGAAAAAAAGGTTGGAGAATTAAAAGTGCTTGAAGATAGACTGAAAAAGATACACGATTTTAGGTATCAATTTGTAAATGAGATGTCTTTTATTGCTAGATTAAAAAAATTCTTTAAACAAGACGCATGAGTAAAAAACCAAAAAAAGTGAAAATTGATCTCTTTGAAAAACGCTATAAAAAGCAACCGTGGGAGGATCAATGGGATAAAATGTTTGGCGAATTGCTTGATGTTACAGCGGTTCAAACGCCAAAATGGGTGCATACCATGAATGATTTTGCCAAACAGTTTATCAATAGCGAGATAACGAAAGCATGTCAGCGATTGATAAATGAACACAACCTTATTGTGATTGCAAAGGAGAGAAATGCAGCATTGAAAGGGTATACCGGACGTAAGTTTTACGTCGAAAAGCTTATAAAATCATTAGAAGATACCCAAAAGTCGGCTGGGGAACTTATAAAAAAAGCTAAAAAACTATAATGAAAACAGACTTTAAAGCAGAAATTTGTGAATGTTGCGGGCAGACAAAGACATATGCCGTTGCTCTTGATAAAGGATCAGTCTTGATTTTGAAGGCTATTGCTAAATTTATAGGGCAAAAGGGCATAAACTGTGTACACCCACGTAAAGAAATGGAGGGTAGTATGCTGACGTCAAATCAGGTAGGAAATCTATCACGGCCACGATTGCACGGCCTCATTGCCCATGTAAAAGGAGAACCCGGTAATTACTTACTGACAAAGAAAGGCGCAGCTTTTCTCAGGGGTGTCGATGTACCAAAGATTGCTATTGTTAAAAAAGCGACAAATCAAGAAAAGAAAAGGAATATCGGTTACTGGAGAGAGGAAGAAGTACGCTGTACGATTGATGATTTTCATGATGAGGTGTATTGGGAAGGTATCAATTACGATATACACGAGGGTCGTATCGTGTACGACGAGGCTCAGCAGAAATCAATGTTTTAGCCTGTGGAAAACTATTGAGAAAAAGTCAAAATCATTGTATAATAATTATACGTTAATTCGCCTTAACTATGCCTACAAAAAAGAAAACAACCAAAAAGAAAACAACAAAGAAGACCGCTACTAAGAGGGGAACTAAAGGTAGTAAGGGTAAGAAATTAAACCTCAAAGAGGAGTTGTTTTGTCAGTTATACGCTGGTGGAAAGGTACCAGAGTTGTTTGGTAATGCTACGCAGTGTTATATGCATGCGTACAAGAAGCATGATGATATTGATAAAATTGATAAACAGATTGATAAGGTAAGATCAGATGGTAAACTTGGTTATGAGAAAGAGGTTCATAGATTAGAAAGTAAGAAGAAATCTGTATATAACGTATCTCGTACTAATGCATGGAGGTTGTTGACAAATGCTGACATTTCTAGTCGTTGTGATGAATTGATGGATCAACATATCAATGATCATGTAGTAGACCGTGAGTTACAATATGTTATTACACAACGCAAAGACCTATCATCTAAAGTCCGGGCTGTTGATCAATACAACAAGGTACGTAATCGTCTACAACCTGATAAGCATATTCACCTTGAAGCTGGAGACTTACGAAACCTATCAGACGAAGAATTGCAAGAGGAAATTGACAAGATGGAAAAGTTTTTTACCAAAGAAGACTAATAACAATAAAAATCGCCATGAATAAACAAGAAAAAATAACCGCCATAGAGGCAAAGATACGAGAGTTAGTGCCAAGCACCGCAAAATGGTCTATTGCTTCTTCAAATAATGGAAAGATAGATGGCTATGCGAGCCAACCAACATTGCACCTTGAGCATGTGCTTCTGGCTATCGAGCAATCAGTTGAAAACTTTGAAAAGTACGCAGATATTGAATTTTGGTTTGGAAACGAAAAAGAAGATGCAAACATGTTGGCTTTCCATACACCAATGACTGCATGGCATAATCATGACGTTTTGTGGTACAACCTCACAAAATCATTCCACGAAAATCTAAAAGAAAACCAAGAGCTAGTCGAGTTCTTGTATAATGTATTGGAGGTATGAATTACTTAACAAACAAATACAACATGACCGATTTAATAAAAGATGAGATATCAAAAAACTTCAAGCCAGTTGAGTATTTGAGAATCGAAGAAGCCTTATTTCAAGAAAGACAATACACAAAAGAGTATTCTGTTAGATATTTTGCTTTAACCCAAAGTAAAGACAAGGTTGTACACGAACATAAACGTCCTGTATTGAATGTTTTAATTCGTTTTACTGACAATACTGCTTTCAATATGACATTGTTGCCAGAAGATTATTTGGGAAAAGTTTACGAAAAAGAGAGCGAGGTTGTAGATTGGCTGCCGCATGGATTAGATGTTAATAATTCAATAGTAAACTTTGAACGGAACTACGACTATGAAAAAGTATTGAACACAATAGTCTCAACCTTACAAGGAAAAAAACAGTACAACCCAACATTTGAAACACTTGATTTTATTACCAACTAACCCATTAAACATATGAGTGAAGAAAAGAAAGAAATACTTGATGTATGTTGCGGTTCGAGAATGTTCTATTTCGACAAAGAAAACCCTAGTGTTTTGTTTTGTGATATTAGGGAGTTTGAAGATACTTTATGTGATGGACGAAAATTGGAAGTAAAGCCTGATGTCATTGCAGATTTTCGAGATCTACCATTTGAAGACAATATATTTTCATTAGTTGTTTTCGACCCACCACACATGAAAACACTTGGTAAAAACTCTTGGATGGCCAAGAAATATGGCGTATTAGGAGACACTTGGGAGGATGACATAAAACAAGGTTTTTCAGAATGTTTTAGGGTTTTGAAAGCTGGATCTGTACTTGTTTTCAAGTGGAACAGTGTTGAAATACCTGTATCGCAAATACTAAAACTCACGAACAAAAAACCGCTTCTCGGGCATAAAAGCGGGAAGCGACAAGACACACATTGGATTTTATTCATTAACCAATAACCCTATGAAAACACCACAACAAGAGGAGATAGAAAAACTATATCAATCATATAAATGCGGAGATACAAATAGCGTTGTCTTGAGTGAGCTGATTTTCAAAACAATGTTGGAAAATGTTATCTCCCAAGCCCAACAACAAGCACAAGAGGAAACATTGAGTGAAGTCTTAAAGCATGAATATCTTGAAGCGGAAGGACACTACGCAGGAAGACATATTGTTTTAGTTGACGATATTAAAAAATTACAAGCCCTTAACAACAAGTAGCCACCCCATCAGTCAATGGTGTGGAATAAGATAGATGTTATTATGAGACATTCAAAACAATCACATAAGGTTTATAAAATTACTTACGGAACTCTTCAGATAGAAGATGACTTACGGAAAAAAGCACCTAACGTTGAAATTTTAGACTGCTATTCAGTAAAAGTTTTAGCAACAGACGTTTTTGACGCTGTATTAAAAACAGAGGGATATGTTAAACAACTTGAAAAAGAGGAAAAGAAAGAAAGGTTTGAAGTATTTACACAAAGCATAGAATTATTAGAGGTTATTGATGTTGTTGGATAACCCCCACCTAGTCGTTTAGTAGTATATGAGTTATAGTAAACAACTGATATTTTGGATATTTATTTTTATCGTTATTTTTGCGACTCTTTATTGGTATAGCGGAACAGAAGCATATAAAAAAGAATCATTGGAGAATCAAGCAATTCAAGAGTCTATGGAATGCAAGAGTTCGGTAAAAAATAATGCAGAAACATACCAAAGCAGATTCCATTACAAAATGGCGAAGAAGGCATGTTTTTATTAACATTTTAACCCCACCAATTATTATGGACGATTACCCCACAGAAAAAGAGTTAAAAACAATAGAGAATTGGGAGATACATACAAATGCTGATCTCTTTGCCCTTGTTGAGTATGTTCAATTACTTTGGCACTGGGGAGAAGACTATTGCCCTCTCAAGGAAGTAAAAGGAGAAGACTATAAGTTTTGGCGTCTTGTTACCGGAGGCTGGAGCGGCAATGAGGATCTGGTTTGTGCATTACGACGTAATGTAAAGTTTTGGGTATTTTGTTGGCAAGCTTCGCATCGAGGCGGATTGCATACTTTTCATATAAAAAATCTTAGATAATCATGAGCTATCAAGCATACAACATAAAAACAAGAGAGTATCACACAAACTTTAGAGCATTGCCAGGAGGTGTTGTTGAGACTCTATTTGAAACACAAGACGGGTCTGCTATGGAGTGGCGACATAATCCTGACGTGAAGCTTGTATTTCATGATGAAGGATTTACAAAACGCTTTATCGTTGGCTTTATTCTTGCTGCTATTATAAATTTTGCATTGGTAAGCACGATCATTACACTGTCTGACAATCAATGGTTGTTGTTTGGTGTAGGTATTATCGCTTTTGTATTTTTAGTAAACGTATCAATCATGTTACATCGCAAGATGTGATATAATATATTTATGGAAAAGCTACAGTGGTACAAGTTAAAAGAGAACAAATGTCCTAAATTAAAGTGTCGTGGGTCTATTGGAGTACTTGACCAAAAGACGTTAAAGTGTTCAAATAGTAAGTGTGATTTTAAAATATCTGTAGAGAAGTTTCAGAAAATATGCGTTGAAACGCAAGAGAAGATTTTAAAGAAACAACGCACTGAGTCTCTATCACTACTTGAAGAATAATTATGAGAAAATTCGCCAATATAAAATTTAATATACTGATGTGGATCATGGAGCGACTACTTGTTGTTGAGGCATATATTTTTCTCATACGTGACCGCCTAGTACACAGTGGTTGGTTTTATACCGGAGAGTTTATGTTGCTTTTCAATCTACCTTTCAAGGTAATTCGTTATCCTATAGCCTATCTCATATCGAGAGATAGTTATGTGAGAGATGAGTTTGAAAAGATTAGAAAAGAAAAATTAAAAGCTAAATAATTCGTATGTTTGAACTAATAAAATTACACAACAAAACATCTCGCAATGTAAAGAAATGGTCTGAGATCGCTAAAACAGCAAAGGCTATGGTTAAGTGGCTTGATGATACTAACGGTGAGTTTAAAGGGCAACATAATTCTGCCTATGCTGTCCACCACACACAAGTCAGTGAAGAACCATACAATTTCTTTGTCGTGGCCGAGCAAATGTGTCAAAAGCCTGATGAGAAGAAAAACATTACAGAAGAAAACTATGTATTTCCGGCACGCATCATAATCAATCCAAAGGTTGTAAAGAAAGAAAAGGTTTTGATGAGTAAAGAACCTAATAAGATAAAGAAGATTGACGAGGAGACAGGCAAAGAGTACGTTGATATTGAATGGAAAGATAAGGAAGTGAAGAATAAGATTACAGTCAAAGAAGGCTGTATGTCATTTCCACACCGTAAATCAAAGAATGTACAGAGGTACTACCGAGTTACTGTACGATATCAAATAAAGACATTGATTGGTCTCAAAGAGGTCGAGGAGACCATAGAAGGCGTGAAAGCACACATTTTCCAACATGAGTGTGATCATGCTAAAGGTAACAACATTTTTTATGACAAGTAAAAAAGAAAGAATCAATCTTGCACTGTTCATCATTTCTGTGATTGCTCTTGCTGTAAGTTTTGTATACTTTGGTTTTGCTATAAAGAAAAACGCACAAGCAAATACATTGGTACAATCTGCAAAAGAATTTCACAATGATGCACATATTCGCCTAGTTCAAGCTGAATCTCAATTAGACAAAATGATCTATGAGTGCAGAACAGGGCAACAATACTAATAAAGCTCGTAAAGTAAACGAGGAGTACCTACGTAGGCTCAAGCACGAGAAGTATCGGTACTATGAGCCTTCTGGTATCGGTGAGGAGTTTATTGACGCATATGCGTGTGGCGATTACTTTATCGTGCTTTTTTCTGCTGCAAACGGTGTAGGTAAAACTGCCACTGGAGCTAATATCCTAGCTCATCAGTTTTGGAATACGGGAGAGAACGAGTTTTTTAATGGCAAGTTGTTTAAAGATTTTCCATATAAGAAGCAAGGACGTATCGTATCTGACCCGACAAACGTATCTAAGAACATCGTACCTGAGTTAAAAAGTTGGTTTCCTAAAGGTAGATACACTACAAGCAAAGGAGGTAAGCACTATGAGAGCCTGTGGGAGACTGATACAGGTTGGGGATTTGATATTATGACCTACGAGCAAGATCCTCGAGAGTTTGAGGGTGTTACGCTTGGCTGGGCTTGGTTTGATGAACCGCCTCCCGAAAATATATTTAAAGCTATGGTTTCTCGTATGCGTAAGGGTGGTATTATTTTTATTACTGCTACCCCTATTAACGCTGACTCAGCATATATGTATGACGCCTTTGCGCGTGGTACATACGAAATGGAGATCGAAGACGTAAACGGAAACATAGTAAAGTATGAGCGTAAGGTAAAGTATCTTACTGCTGACATCGAATCTGTGTGTAAAGAACACGGTGTACGCGGACATTTGAAGCATGATGATATCATGAGAATGATTGCAGAGTATGACCCTGATGAAAGACAGGCGCGTATTCATGGTAAGTTCCAGCACCTTATCGGTATGGTGTTTAAAGGTTGGGATACGAATGTGCATGTCATTGAGCCTTTTGATGTTAATCCTCGTGATTTCAGTGTTGTGCAATTTCTTGATCCTCACCCACGCGTAGAAGACGCCATGCTTTGGGTTGCTGTTGATAAATACGGTACAAAGTATGTTGTTGATGAGCTATTTCATAATCCAAAAGATACAGCAGACCTTGCGTATCGCATAAAACAAAAAGACTCTCAGTTCCGGGTGTTGTTTAGACGCGCTGACCCATCGCTATTTCTTGTGAACCAACACGAGAACGAGGGAAAGAGTCTTGCTGAAAAACTTGATGAACACGGATTACACTACGAACCCGCTAGTAAGCAGCGTGCTATGGCTGATAGGCGTATTAAAGATGCTTTAGCCTTTAGAAAGGCAGCAGACCGCGTAATTAAGGCCCCTGAGCTATATGTATTCAGTAGCTGTAAGCGCACTATATGGGAGATTGAGCATTATCGTTGGGATAACTGGGTAGGTAAAGCTGCTGATCGTCGTACACCAAAACCAAAACCTGTTGACAAAGATGACCATATGATCGAAAACTTAGGCCGCGCATTGCTTGCTGAACCTGTGTTTGAACCGATGGTTGAACATAATAGTTATAGAGATGCTGAGGTTATTTCAGATGATGACCTTGATCCATATGAATAAAGTTTTCCACAGAATTAACAAGTTTATTAACTTGCACCTTTGTGTGCTATAATATAATAAGAATATGACAAAAAGTTATATCGTTTTGAAAAGAGAAAATTACCGTGACCACTGGATCTATATAAGACAATATGGTTCTGTATTTGAATACTTAGTAGCAATCAAAGGCGAGATTTACTCACATCATGTGATTATCAAGCCTGACTTTTTCCGTCTTTTTAGAAAAAATAAGTATAGTGACGAAACAATAAAAGATGTCGTCGGTATGCTCAAAACCGCAGCCATAGAAGTTATTGAAAAAGTTTTAGAATAGACCAGTAAAAATTCGCCAAACATTATTAACCAATTATTTTAATGTCATGGCGAAAAACAAAGGTAAAAAGAAATACAAATAAAACACAGTCAGCTATCATGCTGGCTATTTCTCGTTATAAATAACTTTTAAAATTATGTCACAATCAATACAACAAGTTTATGCAGATGGATTTAGAGCAGTACCAGCGTACGGCTTGGTATATGATCCTATTGTAAAAGGATACGATACTAATTTCTGGGCAACTATTGCAGGAACACCTGCTGTAGCAAGTAATAAATTGCGCCTCAATGCAGACACTATCGCATCTCTAGCTCAATTTCGCTATGGACGCCTCAAAATGGCTATTAACGTGCCTGTAGCACCAACATCTAGTCAAGATAAACGATTCGGATTCTATAATCCGGGAACTGATAGCGGTATTTTCTTTGATATTACTGACGCAGTATTTACTGTGCAAGTAGTACTAAAAGGTTCTAGCTTATACTTAGAGACTGGAACATGGGCTGGGCATACCACAGAACAAGTATTTGAGATTGAGTGGCACAAAGAGGGTGTTGTATTCTTGCGTGCAGGAAATGTTGTTGGATCATTTGCTTTTGATGACGGTGTGGATGAGGCTTTAGGTATTTACTCAAGCAATGCAAACGCAGACAATATGGACGTTGGGTACTATCACGTTAGTAGAGTAGGTAACATTGGATAAAGATATGAATACATTTTTGAAAAAATTTATGAAGAAAGCAGGACTTGTAGTCTTTTTGTTGGCTCTTGTATTAGCAACTCCTGTATCAACGCACGCACAGTCGCTCTTACAGCGTAGTAATAACTCTCTATTACAGACTATCGGTGCTGGTGGAGGTGTAACTATTGGAGAGGCTGTATCAGGGGGTACAGCAAACGAGGTTTTGTACACTGATCCTTCAGGAAACGTCGGTAGTGATGACGGATTTACCCGCATTGATGACTCTAGTTTTATTGCCGATGCAACAAGTGATACAAACGCATTACCGTTACAACTTATTGTTGATGATTCTTTCACACTTGGAGGTGCATTGCCTGTTGAGGGTCTTGCAATGATTCTTGAAGACGGAAATGATACATATTACAACGGGGTATTTGATGTGCCAGCTTTTGCACTAAGGACTGTATTTAATGGATTTTTTAATGGTTCTACTGGTGAAGAATATGCTATACAGCTTGGAGACGGGTTTATTCAGCAGAAATGGGACGACGGAACAGACGAGCTTACAGCTATTTTAAATACGAATGGATTTGTTGTTACTGGTAAAGGAACAGGTGGTGCGGAGGCATTTGCTGTAAAAAACGGTTCAGGTACAGATATTTTTCAAATAGATGATGACGGTGTTATTACTTTCAATGCTGGATCAAACAGCTTCACACCACCCAATGACCGTGGGGCAAACGGTGAAGTCTTTACTTCTAATGGATCAGGCGGTAGTTCTTGGCAGACACCAGCAACAACAACACCGGCAGGTTCAAACACAGAGATTCAGTTTAATAACTCAGGATCGTTCGGCGCACAACAAGACCTTGCATATCTTTCAAGTGGTGGAGCTTCTACTCTTTCAGTTGGGTCAAGTGGTGGAGATAATGGTGTTGTTGCAATCTTTGACAACACTGGAGCAAAAGTAAATCTTGGTTATACAGGCGGACTATTTAGTGCGGATAATGTTGAGAAATTTACCGTTGCTCGTACGATGATTTCAGACTTAACTAATTCAAGCGATGCAAACATATATATTACTGATGCAGGTACTGTTATTCCAACAACTGTTACAGGTAATAGAAATGTAGGTATCGGAGTAAACCCATTCAAGGCACTTATAGGAGGTTCACAAAACACAGGTATCGGAGGCGATGGAGCATCAAGTGACGGGCCTCTATACGAACTAACTAGTGGTAACTTTAATGTTGCTCTTGGAGCGATTGCAGGTAAAGGAATTACTTCTGGTAGTAGCAATACATTTATTGGCTCTAACACAGAAGCTGATGTAAATGTTTCAGAAAGTATAGCCTTAGGAGAAGGTACTATCGTAACTGCAAGCAATCAGTTTGCTATGGGATCAAACGGCTCACCAATAACTGAAATGTATCTCGGTGCTGGAGTTATCCGAGGGGTTCAAACAGACCTACTGATGACTGTTACAGGACGACAAGGAACAGACTTTGACGGTGGAACGTTTACTATTGCAGCTCCAAAAGGAACTGGAGCAGGTGATCCTGGAAGTATTGAGTTTCAAATTCCACAAATTGGAACAACAGGAACAACCCTACAATCACTTGATACAATTGGTAAATTTGATGGCGTTAATAAATCATTTATTGCTGGTGAATATGGAGACGGAACAGTTACTGTAAATGGTACATCACGAGCTGTACGAGCAATGTCTACAAGCGATGAAACAGATACGCATGCTGGTTGGTGGACTATACGAAATGCAGATAGTTGCCCGCTTGGTTGTGGCTATTTTGGATTTCGATCGCGTGGAGATAGCGGAACACCTACAATCGTACAAGACGGAGATGCAATTATTACATACGGAGGAGCTGGATATGACGGTACAGATTACGCACAAGCAGGTCGCTTAACTCTCGAGGTGGACGGAACACCTGGATCAAACGACATGCCAGGAGCTTGGGTAATGAGTGTGTCACCAGACGGATCGCAGTCTCCGTCAGAGGCATTGCGTGTAGACAGCAATAAAACGACAATCACAGACGTAATGAATATAGCACCTCGATCAGCAGCACCTGGGTCAGCAGTGGAGGGAGACATTTATGTAGATAGCGATACAAACGAACTTTGTTTTTATGACGGCTCATCATGGACCGGATTAAAAGCAGGGGGAGCTTGTTCATAAAATTATTTATTAACTTATCATTAACTTATTATGACTATTTCATTTAAAAAAATCGCACTAATCGTATTAGCAGTAGTTTTCATTGGTAGTATTGCCTTTGTTGCAAACGCTCAGTCAGCACCGCTTGATCTTGCAAAAGCAACACTAAAACTTGAAGCAAAGAGTACACAGTACCGCCTCAAGAGTGCAGGAGAGCGTGTAAAGCCTCAAATGAAACGAGAGTATGAGATTGTTACTACTGTTGAGCAAACAGAAGTTGTTACTCTTGAGCAAGTAAATGCAAAGATTACATCATTGCAGGCACAAAAAACATCTATTGAAAATCAAATTTCACGATTACAAACCGTTAAAGCTGAACTTGAATCAGTGAAGTAACCTAGTTATGAGCAAAGAAAGCGAAACATTTAACCTACTGTCAGTGCTACCAAAATGGATACCAGCCATGACTATTATCTTCTCTCTGCTCATTTCATGGGGTGGTGCCATTGTAAAATTCTCTAACCTACAGTCTCAGGTAAAGACACTTGAGGCAAAGATTGAGAAAAACGATGAGATCATGGTTACTTTACAAATTGATCTAAGGGAGATCAAAACAAGCCTCAAGTTTATTGAGGAAAAAGTCGCAGATAATCGCTAATCAAAAAAAACATGCCTGATATTAAAACAACAATGAAAGAGCTTGAGGAGTCAGAATATAACTTTGAGCATGAGTTTTCTTTTACCGACGAAGAACTGGAAGAAATTGAGGGCTGGAAGGTGGGAGAAAAGTATCATTTTGTCATTCAAGCAAAACAGGTAGGTATGCACATGGAGGGTGGAAAGCGACGTGCAAGATTTAGAATAAAGAAAGTGGCTGTTATTGATGTTGAAGAAACAAAGTATGATGAGATGCAGCGTATTAACAAAGAATTAAACGACACAGACGATGCCTAGCATTAAAGACCAACAAGTAACAAAAGCACAGCAAGCCATGCAAGCAAGCAGGGCTATGTCTGATGCCGATGATGCTAAAGGTAAAGGCAAAAAGAATCCTCTCGAAACAAAACAAGAAAAAGAACTACTGAGTCAGTTAAAAAGTGAATATAAAATATCAGAAGACTTTATGCGTCCAAAATGGAAAGAATGGGCCGTACGCTTGAAGATATATAACAATCAAAAACGGAATAAAGAAGATATCGGAGATCCTCTATTGTTTACAGTTATGCAGACAGTTATTGCATCTTTGTATGAAGATCGTATGCTTATTACCTTTGAAGGCCGTGAGCAGGGAGATATCAACGTTGCTGAGAACATCACAAATGTTGCTGATTATGACTACTCAGCTATGGGTAAAGATGAGACTGATTATTCTTGGATATGGGATACTGGATTTTTTGGCCGAGGACTCTTGTGTGTTGCAGAGTTTGACCGTGATCAAATGATGCCATTACCTGAGGTTTGGGATCCGATGACGGTATTGCGTGACCCTAAAGCTACCTCAGTAAACGGAGACGTACGAGGCAGAGGGGCTGCACGCTGGATAGGACGACAAGTGCGTCTTTCTATGTACGACATGAAAAAAGATGGTATTTACTTTAATCTCGATAAGCTGGAGGGAAAATCAGAAGACTCTATTGATCAAACAAATCCTGTTGACTTTGCTAAAGAAACACGCAACACAGCTCGTGGATATACTAATCAGGTAAACAAAGAGACTCTTAAAGGAGAAAACCGCACACATGTATTTGTTGAATGGTTTACACGTTTTGACGGTAAGCTTGTACTTGTAACCTCAGATAGTGAATTTAAACATATTTTCCGTTATACAGAAGTACCTTATAACTATATTCCTATTATTGACCGTGTTTTATTTGCAACATCTCATGATTGGGATAACGTATCAATCCCCGACATTGTTGAAGACAAGCAACGTGCAAGAGCTGTATTGGCAAACTTGAGCCTGCGCGCAGCTAAAGCAAATGTACACCCACGATACCTTTATAATAAAAATAAAATCCGTAACAAGGGCGATCTTGCAGTCAAATTGAATAAACATATTGGCGTTGATGGTGATCCAAATAATGCACTAATTCCTGTTCAGAAGGACGGAGTACGCTCAGAGGTTAGTTACATCATGGATCTTCTTGATCAATCAGCGCAGAGAGCTACAGCGACACCAGAGCTACAGCAAGGCATAACAGCGTCAGAAAGCCGTACAGCTACTGAATTGAACCTAGTTAGCAAAGGAGTAGGCACACGGTTCTCTCTAGCATCTCGTATCTTTGGATGGAGTGAGAAACGTTTTTGGAGACACTGGTATCTCATGTACAAAGAGTATCTTGATGCCAAGACAGATGAAAAAGTTGTACGTATTTCAGGTGCATTAGGTGCAACATGGCGTAAATTCGCTAAAAATGATCTCGTTGCTACTGTAGATCCCGATGTTCGTGTAAAGAGCCGTGCGGTATCAGAAGCAGAGAAATTTAATGAACTAGGTCTATTTAAAACATGGCTTGATATGATTTCTCAAGATCCAAACGCTAACGTACGTTCAGCATTGCGATATATGGGTAAATTGACAGGACACAAGCACGATCAAATCGAGATATTCTATCCTGACAACATTGAAGAAATGCGTGCTAAAGAAGAAAATGACAAGTTATCAGACGATAAACCAGTCATTGTAAGCCCTACAGATGATCATATTGCACATATTGAGATACATAACCGATTACCTGATACCGCTGCAAAATTTGCTCATATTCGGGCCCACAAGCGAGCTATGCTATTGCAACGACAAGCACCTGAATTGTTTGAAGGTTCACCTCAAAGTGGCGTAAATCCTACAGGAGGTCACGGGTTTAAACAGACAGAGGCTGTCCGGCCTGTGCCAACAAAAAATAATGAATTACCAAGTAATAGTAATGCAAGCCCAACGGGTGAGCCAACACAATAATTATGCCAGCAAAAAAAGCCAAAACTAAAAAGAAGGTTCTCAAAAAGACTAAAGAAATGAAAGTAACGGAAGGAGTAAAACTGTATCAGAATCTTGATCTTGTAGACCCAACACCGGAAGCACAACAGATTATCTATGATGCAATGAAAACATTACAACACTCAGGAGGTTGGATTTTACTGAAACGTATTATTTCCTCAAATGCAGAGTTGTTGAAAGAACAGATCGTGCGCAAATTAGATCCTGCCGGAAACACACTTACAGATGCACAAGTTGATGATTTACGCAAAGAGCTTGATTTTTATGAAGAAACGATTGATAAGCCAGATAAGATATTGCAGGACATCGCAAGCGAAGCAGGTATTGAGATTGACTATGATGACCCGTATGAGACCGTTGATGAGTTGTATCCTGAGGATAAATAAAGAACATTGAAAACAAAATAGTTGTCGATCCCACGTGGGATATTGTAGAAGGTTAAGGCGAATTTCCTTGCTGGCAGTATCCCACGTGGGGTTGGCAACAATCCTTATCTAGTCTAGTCGGACTAGGTATAATAATTCGCTATTTCCGTTATATGAATTTAAACCGTTTATCATATAGCGTGTTCTAGCCACAATCATCATGGCTGATGAAAACGAGACCGGTAACAATACACCTGCTGGAGGTGATGTTGCTGAGGGGAGCAATCCTGCCGATTCTGCTTCCAATCCGCAAGACGGAGAAAACAAAGGAGGTGGGGGAGATCCGGGAGACGGAGACGACGACAAAGGGGGAGACCCCGATGACGACGATCCTGACGACGGCTCTTTACCAGCAAATCGTCGAGACTGGAGCAGTTCTGACTGGGCTAAGCACCGTATTAACCAAAAGGATAATAAAGGTGACGATAAACCCGATGAAGAAAAACCTCCTGTTAAAGACGAAAAGCCTAATGACGATGAAAGTAAACTTGATCGCTTTCTTCGCGAACAGGCTGAAAAGGAAGACAAGCAAGCCCTTGCGAGTTTCCTAGACAAAAACGAAGAATTTAAACCTTTCGAGAAAAAAATTCAGCGTTTTATGTCTGACCCTTCACGTAATCATTTGCCGATAGAGACAGTCGCTCTTGAGGCAGTTGGTTTAGACAATTTGTTTAAAATTGCTGGAAAACGTAAGCAGGTAGCCGATGAAAAAGCTGACGACATGAAAATGGGCGGAGGCAATAATCGTGATACTGGCGATGGTAAAAAAGACGACGTATGGGGCATGAGTTCTGAGGAATTTGCTCAGAAACAAAAAGAGATCATGCGTGGTAAGAAAGGGTAAGCAATTATTTATTAGCACTAAGGTTTTATTACTATGTCCATTACTGACACAAGTGTAATTCCAGCAGAGGTAAACAACTTTTACTCTCGAGCATTGCTTGAGCGTGCCGTTCCGTTGTTTACTTACGCAAAATTCGCTCAAATCCGGGATATTGAACGTAATTCCGGTACAACCGTTGCAAAATTCCGTCGTTACGGAAACCTTGCAGCGGCAACTACGCCTCTTACAGAAGGTGTTACACCTTCTGGTAGCCAGCTCTCTACCACAGAGATTACTGCTGAGGCTCTTGAATATGGTGACTTTATCACCATGTCAAACACACTTCTTTATCAAACAATCGACCCAATCTTGCTTGAAACAGCACGTATTTTGGGAGATCAAATGTCTGATACTATTGATCAGCTAACACGTGACGTACTTGCAGCAGGTACAAGCGTACTCTACGGAGGTAACGCTACAGCACGTGCTAACGTCGATGCTACTGACTTGATTGATGCTACTGTCTTGCGAAAAGCTAATCGTTTGTTGAAAAACAACAAAGCTCGTCGCATTACAGAAATGATTGATGCCACAACTGGTATTGATACTACGCCAGTAGCACCTGCATACATTGCATTTGTAAGTCCTAACACAGAATTTACATTGCGTACTATCACAGGTTACACACCTGTTGAAAAGTATTCTATGACAGGAAAACTTTATGAGGGAGAAATTGGTAAATTTGAAGATATCCGTTTCATTGAAACCACAAACGCGAAAGTGTTTACTGGGGCAGGTGCAGCAGGTATTGATGTTTACGCTACGATTATTATCGGTGCAAACGCATACGGTATTACTCGAATTTCAGGAGAGGAGGTTTCTAACATTGTTAAACCTCTTGGATCAGCAGGTACTGCCGACCCATTGAACCAGCGTGCAACCTCAGGGTGGTTGATCACACACGTTGCGAAAATCTTGAACAACGATTTCATGACTCGTATCGAACACGCTGTAGCGTCTTAATAGACTGGCTTTTGGGGCTATTTAGTCGATAGCCCCCGCCTTAACCTTAAATCACTATGCCTAAAAAAGGAGAAAAGAAAACACCTCTAAGCAAAAAGTCTAAAAAGGACGAAGTAGTAGATGAGGTAGTAGAGACTACCGATGCAGAAGCTGATGAACAGGACGAAGTAGTTGAGGAAAAAACCTCAGCGAAAAAGCCTGTAAAGAAAGCAGAAGCAGAGGAGGGAGCAATGAGGGTTGAACCTTTGCAAGGTTTCCACATTGCAAAAGAGCAAGCTTTTCTAGCTGGAGCTAAAAAGTTCTACAATGAAAATCTTGCAAAGCAACCACGTATACGCATGTATTTCCCTAAGACCAAAGGTGTTATGGAACGAGAACCGGTAACCATTGAAGGATACCGATATCTTGTAGACATGGGTACTACTGTTGTTATCCCGGAACAAGTAATGCAAATTTTGAGCGAATACTTTGGTATTCATGACAAAATCGGCAAAATTGATGGGAAGGAATATCGTATCGACAAGCTCGACGATAAGAGTCGCGAGGCTCTAGCCTAATCATCATTATTATCAGATTCTTAACATATTATTGTTATGAGCAATCCATTTGACTTTAACTACCGAGACGCAATCGAGGTAGGACACGACACTCTCGCACAAGAGCAATATCTCGAACGAATCGGGCAAGTTGCTACTGTAGAGGTAAGCTCAGCAGAAATTCTTGATTTGAACAGCACAGAGAAAGAATTGATCGCTGCTCCTGGTGCTGGTAAAGCTATTGTTATTGACGAAGTTGTGGCTTTCCACGACTACGGCACAGCAACATACGCTTTCAGTGGCGATGCGGATATCCGCTACACTGACAACTCAGGAGACAAAGCTGCTGACTCATTGGCACACGTTGCCTTTGGTGAAGCTACAGCCGATGCTTATCAAGTGTCTAAGGGATTGACTGTTGCACCCGTTGCAAACGCTCCTGTAGTGTTGCACGCAGCATCAGCAGACCCTACAACCGGAGACGGAACATTCACACTGTACATTCGCTACCGTGTGTTGGATCTCTCACTGGCGTAAGCCTAGGAGTTTTCCCTCTCTCGTGCCTCTTATACACAGGAGGCACGGATAGGGGGGAAACCATAAATGATATAGTATATATATGAGATACGATAAATTTTTCAAGTTAATACGTCACAAAACACGCACTAATACGAGTACGTTTACTACTGACGATATTATTGATGTAGCTAATCTTATTAAAGATGAGATTGTACAAGCGGTAATTAAACAAGATGAGGATTACTTTGTAATGCCTTTCTTGCGTGATCTTCGTGCAGGGCAAAAGGAATACTACTTGCCTAATCGTATGCTTGCGAACATTAAACAGCTTGAAATTGATATCGACGGAGACGGAAAGTACTCAGAGGGTACTGAGGTTGATCTCAATATGCAGAAAAGACACTATATCCGTACTGATGACTCAGAATTTCAGGAGATTGATGCAGGAGACAAGGTTGCATATCGTCTATCTCGAGACAGTCTTATTCTTGTTACGAACGAGACTATTATAGATGTATATGACGGTTTGCGACTACACTGTCTTGCGTATCCTAAAGATCTTGAATCAGGAGACGAGGCTAAAACGATTGATATGTCTGTCGATCCGACTTCTACTGAGTTTGGTATCCCACGAGCGATACACGGTATTTGGCTTCGCAAAGTGACAAAGTGGTACAAGGAGAGTAGAGAAAAACCTATACCACTTGATGAAGACGAAAAAATGGTTGACCAAAAATTTGAAGACTTTTTGGCGACGCTTTCACCACAGAATTTAGATCGAGAAGATGTGGGAGAAGTACCGTATGATGACGGTACAAATTATTAGTATTATGATATAATTAGAGTATGGGAGTAGTATATAACGACATTAAACTCAATGGATATGACGGAGCAGGCATTGACTTGATCAATGATGATATTAAAGTTGCTTTGCTTGCCGATACATATACACCTGACATTGACAGCGATGATAATTTTGATGATGTTTCAGGCGATGAAGTTTCAGGATCAGGATATTCAGCAGGCGGTCAATCTTTGGCAAATAAATCTTATTCTGTTGATACAACAAATGACCGAGCTGTTTTGACTGCCGATGATATTACATGGGCAGGTGCAACGCTAACTGCAAGATATGCAGTTCTTTATAAAGATACGGGTACACCGGGTACAAGTAAATTGATTGGATACATTGACTTTGGGTCAAATCAATCAGTTTCAGGTTCTAACTTCGTTATTCAATGGGGTTCAGTTGGTGTTCTAACGGTAAGTTAATAAAATTATGGCAGATCCTACAAAAAACTTTGGAAAAGTTACAGTAAGCACAACCTACGGTTCTGGTGATACTAGTATTGTTTTGTCATCAGGTAACGGTGCAAAATTACCCGATCCAGCAGTTGACGGTGCATATAATCTTGTTTGGTGGAATAGCACTGACTATGACGATCCTGCTGACGATCCTAATGTTGAGATTGTACGTGTTACGGTACGCTCTACAGATACTCTAACCGTTACTCGAGCTCAAGAGGGAACATCAGCAAGTGCAAAAAATACCTCAGGAAAAACATACAAAATGTTGCGTGCTTTTACCAAAAAAGACTACGATGATCTCGTTGCACAGATTGTTGGAAACGGTGGGAATAAAATTGAGACGAATATCAGTCAGGTCACAAAAACAAACAGCACGACATCAGAACAGACTATTTATACAACGACTATACCGGCTAATGTTCTTGGAAGCAACGAGGGTATTGAATTAAAGATACCATTTAAATACACATCTAGTATCGCAGGAAACACGCTGAGGCTAAAACTTGGCTCAGCAACTATGGCGACTGTTGCACTTCCCGACAACTCAAATGTAACAAAGACGGGTATAATTCGTGGGTATATTGCAAACAATGATTCTACTCAAGCTCAAAAAGGAGTATTGCAAGCAATGACTGTGGACGGAGCATCAATTATTGAAACAGGAACAGCAACAGAAGACACAACAACAGACCTTACACTTTCTGTAACTATCCAATACTCTACTACTGGATCATCTGCATCAATTCAAGCAGAGGCATTTTTCGTATCAAAAGTAAGTTCAGCGTTGGGTGTTAACGGTCTTGCCGACGGAAACCTTGTCTCTATCGACTCATCACAGCAGACAACTGGTACATTGTATTCTATACCTATCCCTGCTGGAACACTTGGAGATTCAAATGGTATCAGGTTTACTTTGCCACTTTCAGTAATAACACTGGCGAATAGTACAGCGGGTGGTGTTCAGGTTGCATTGAAATATGGAACTACAACACTTGCTACGGCACAACTTAAGGAGGGAGCAGGCAACGGCTCGTATACAGGCAAGAATGGATTTGTCACAGGTATGCTATATGCAAACGCCTCAGAGAACGCTCAGAAAGGGTTTATTGTATTTTCATCAGAAGATGAAGAAGTCTCAAGAGACTCAAACCCATACGGAGGAACGAATACAAAATATGGATCTTCGTCAGAAGATAGCTCAACTGATCTTAACCTTGAAATTGTTGTAACTCTTGCAGCAAGTTGTGGTATTACCGCAGAGGGTATTATTGTTGAAAAAATAACTGACACATTAAATGGACTTGGGTCTCTTGATGAAAAATTTGTCGGCGTTGGTTCAAGAAATCAAACATATTGGACTAAAGACTTTCCATTCGGGGCAGTATATGATTCAGGTGGTGGATCAATCGTTGAGAGTTGGTCTTTTGCAAACGTAAACCCCTCTTATGAGTCTTTGGCTTTTAGTGGATCAGGTGCAGCAGGTAGTACAGCTAGTCTTGCATTAACTCTTCCTGAAAACTCAAAAGAAGTAATTATGCAAATAGTTTGTCAAACTGACACATCTACATCGCCAGCCGGTGCTATATCATTTATTGGATTTGCTCCCGCTGAACCTACAAAGGCAGGAAATGAAGAAAGTATCGGTTTCTTGATTAACACAAACGGAGATTGGTATATCCGTGCAGCAGACGGATCAGGGAACACAGAGACAGCAATTTCTTCTCCCACAAATAGTGCTCGACACGTATTTAGGGTTGAAGCAGACTTTGACAATAGTGTAGCTCGATATTATATCGACGGGGTATTAGTCGGAACAATCTCTACAGACTTACCAACAACAGCAGACGAGCTTTGGATTGGTAATGGAGACTCAGATGAGTATGTTGAAATCGCGTGGACGCCGTCAGTCGCAACTAAATTATAAACTAACTTTATAAACTATGTCATTTGGCTCACACTCTTTCGGCTCAAGTTCATACGGAGGTAGAGTATCCGGCGGTGGTGGAGGAGGCGGTGGAGGTACAGTAACTATCACGCCGTCAGGAACAACATCAGGTGCTCACTTTGATATCATACTCGGTCTTGCTGCTGGCGTTGCAGTAAATGCTTTGGTGGTTTCTGTAGGAAATGCTAATCAAGCTGCTTTTGATATAGTTCTAGCTATTCAAGAGACATTTAGAGTGGGTGCTATTTGGCGACCACAACCTAGAACATAATCTATGAAATATGCCAATAGTAGAAACAAAAAACATAAATCAGGGAGGAATCGCAGATAGCGATTATTTGGGTATTAAAAGCTCAGCATCAGAAATTGTTGCGTGCAATGTACACGAAGAACCCGGAGTAATTAAAGTTAATCAAAAGCTCACGTCAGTCGATGTTGAGCAAATTGTTGATGACTTTATTAAATGTTCAGTATCTTCATCAGACGGCAATCAGTATTTCTTTGGATCTACGAATGGTAAAGTATGGAAGTATAACGGTACAGTCTTGAGTCTTGAGACAACCATTTCTCCTGCTGCTGGGGGTGCTGGTGTGCTTGGTGCATCAGAGTACCAAAACTACATTTACTATGCGACAGAGAGCCGTTTAGGGCGTGTAGCAGTAGGATCACCTACTAACTGGGCTTCGCGTGACGATGACTGGCGTACATTTGCTAATACAGACCCTGATTTTCACCCTTTCAAAGAAATAAACCTTGTGCTTTATATTGGTGACGCTCATTATGTTGCTCAGGTTGATTCATCTCTTGTCACAATAAATTATACAGGACTTTCAGGTACGTTTGTAGGTGGTGAAACAGTCACAGGTGGTACGTCCGGTGCTACAGGTATTATAGAGTTTGACGACGGATCAGGAACAATGCAAGTAAAAGGCGTTGTTGGTGTATTTGCAACAAGCGAGACTATTACCGGTGGTACATCAGGTGCAACAGCTACAACATCGACAGTTGAAGATGCTGCCTTTTCTGATAACGCTCTTGATATCAAACAGCCTTTGCGAATTAAATGTCTTGGTCAGCTAAGCACTAGCTTGCTCATCGGTACATTTGTTGCAGAGAACATTGTACGGGCAGAAATTCTTGAGTGGAATACATGGTCTCCGTCATTTACATCAAGCGATCCTATACCTGAGTCAGGAATCAATGCGTTTATTGACATGGATAACTTTGTGTTAGTTAATGCTGGCGTAAAGGGCAATATGTATCTCTATAATGGTTCACAGCTTGAGCTATATAAAAAAATCAAAGGATTGTGGTCTGAGGGGCAAGAGGCGGTAGTACACCCTAACGCATTTCTTAATTACAACGGTATCCCTTTGTTTGGTTTATCACAAAAGGCAGGAAATCCCACCAAGCTAGGCGTTTACAGCATGGCTCGACACAGTAGAAACTATCCGTATGTGTACGTTATTGAGTATCTTATCTCACGATTAAACACATACAACATTGAGATTGGCTCATTTGCAAGCCGTGGTGGTGGTCAATTCTTGGTGACTTGGACTGATAGAAATGCAGGCGGTAGGTCTTTTGGTATTGATATCCTTGATCTTAGTGCAAAAGCACCTACAGCATACATCACGACACGTCTTATAAACATTGACCGTTTTGTTTTTGATAATCACGGGCTGGCTCTTGTTGCTTATAGAAAACTACCTGTAGATACTGATATAAATTTCTATACAAAAATTAACCATGCTCCTACATTCAGCTCAGCACTTGAAAAAGTTAATGACGATATGCGAAAAATTGTCTATACAAAAGAAAAAATCGGAGAAATTGCAACAATGCAATTAAAGGTTGAGATGACATCAAGCGGGAATGAAGCACCTGAGGTAGAAGTTATTAGGCAAGAAATTACATAATGGCTAAAGACAAGAACAAAATCATAGACCCTTTTGATAACGTCAGCAATAATGAGCCTATTCTTGAGGAGTACGTGCAAAAATACGGTAAATCTTACTTGAAAAAAGTTGAGGAGCTACAGGTTGGTTTTGTTGGCAAAGATAGTACACTCAATCCTCGTGTAATGCGTGCGAATTTTCAAGGTATGTGGCTTGGGGCTAATAAATTTGGGGCTACTATCGTAGACGCTTTCCCCTCTCCTGCATCACTTCCTACAAACGCAGCACCATTTCGTGTTGATATGTTGGGTAATATAATTGCTACAGCATTGTTTATTGACGGTAGACGTAGTGGCTCTATAGGTTTTTATGATGAAAATAACGACTTATCAGGTAGTATTTTTGGTCTCGGAGATGACCTTGTTTTAGAGGGTACGCAATCAGGTAGTAGTGTATTTTTCAGAACAGGTGGTGTGCTTGCTGGCGGACTTTTTCCGGGTGGGTCAATGGTTCTCGTAAAGACTGCTGCTAGTTATTTTGCTCCCAGCGACGGTGCTTTTGTTTTTAACTATGGTACTCCTTTGCAAATTTTTAGTGACGTCGCAAATAGTGTCACACTATCGCCCGGTGCGGTATTTCGTTTAGCACCTGCTGCATCTGATCCTGCTGGTACAGCAGACGGTTCTATGTACTACAACACAACCAGCTCAAAAGCTCGTGTTAAAGAGGGTGGTGTGTGGAGAGATATATAATATATGCTATAATTTTATTATGAAGAAAGCTAAATCTGTCAAGAGAAAATTGAGCAACGAAGAACGTAAAAAGAAGTTTTTTGAAGCTAAGAAAAGACTGCTAGATCGTCACGGTTTTGTTGAGCTACCGGCAATTTCTTTTCCTGAGAAAGCAAGAGTGCCGTTTTTATCGAAAATTGCAATGAGTATTATTAAACATGCTGGCATTACTGGATTTTCGTCGGGCAATCCTGATCTTATTCGTCCAGGAGAAGTTTTGACTATTGGCGGTGGCACTACTGGAGAGACGAGTACACCAGCACCTACAAGTACGCCTGATGTAGGAGGATCTGACGTTGCTACACGCATCATTAACGAAGGGCAACAAGATGATATGTCTGCTTTTAACCAGCAAGATTCACCAAAAACACGTGAGTCATTTTCGCTATTAAATTCATTGAGCGATTTATCAGATACAGAAGCACCAGAAGCCCCTAGTTTTACTGACCGATATTTTGAGTTGCGTGAAGACCAGGGCCTTAATGACTTGGAGCAACGCCTCAGCTCTTTAGATAACGAAGAAAAAACATTACAGGCACAGAAGCGTAAATCTATTGGAGCGGAAACAGGCAAACCTGTAGCTCTTAATGTTATTCAAGGCCGGGTTACTGAGCAAGAGCGAAACTTTAATGAGCGACTTGATACTATCCAACGAGAAAAAGATTATCTTGCGAATCAAATACAGACACGTAATTCTCTCATTGAAACAGTTATGGATCTTGAGGATACAGACTACCAAAATGCAAAATCTACATATGAGACAAAGTTTAATCAGGCTCTTGATATAATTAAAACAACCAACACTGTAAATAACGCTGTGCAAGACAATGCGCGCGCAAATGCTAGCGTAATTGTTGACTTAATGAGTGAGCGTGGTCTTGTATATAGTCAGCTTACACCAAAAACACAAACGCAACTTACAAAATTGAGTCTTGAGGCAGGATTTGGATCAGGTCTTTTTGCAGAAGTATTAAACAGATCACAAGCCGTAAAACATATTTCTATTACAAAGAGCAAAGATGGTTCGCAAGCATCAGTTATTTATCAAAACCCTGACGGAACATATGGGTCGTACACGCTACCTACTGGTCTTAAAAATACCGTTACGCCAGGAAATAAAGGATTTTCTGATGATTTTATTAAAGCAAGTCAATTTATCCAGCAAAACCCTACAGCAAGTTCTTCAGAGCTACGCACAACTATTCTTGCACAGACTGATCTTTCAGTGAGCGAAGCAAACGCCCTCATAGAATCAGGGGGTGAGCTACTAGATTTTGCACCTGAGGACGACGGTCTTGCAACCTTTGATACTAACACTCTTATTGAAACCTTTACTGATGAACAGCTTGCAACCTTTGCAAAGAAACTCAATGTTGTAAATAACATTAACTTGAGAAGTGAAGAATATAAAAAAGACGCCTTTATCACTTACTTTATTGATGAAAAACTACCTCAGTTACAGGAGGAGGGATATAACAACACTGAAATTTTAGATTACCTACTAACACTTTAATATCATATGGTACTTAACCTCTCAGCTTTCGGAATACAACAAAAAGAAGATGAGGAAAAGAAGCGTGATAGTAAAACTACTACGCTTGATTTGAGTGCTTTTCAGTCAGGAGAAAGCCTTAGTCAAGATCAAACTCAAGAGGTTCTTGATCAAGGCGGAGAAGTATTACAACCAGCAAGTGCTGTAGATACCTCAAATGTGCGTGGTCGTTTTTTGCGAAGATTTAGGTCACGTGTGAAAGATGCTTTTACGCCTGATGATGTAGAGACACGTCGTCGTGCAGGCATTAAACGAGAAGAAACGAGAGCTATTGAGCGTGGTACAGCAAGTCCACTTATCATTGCCGGACAGCCTGTTGCAGTAGCCCCTAGCAACATTTTTTCAGAAACGTCAAAAGACTTTATCGAAACGCCTGAGCGTGTTGTGCGTGGTATTGCTGATGTGTTTCATAAACCTACAGAAAAAGAAATTGAGCAACGTATTCGTGACCCTTACAAAGTAAAGACATACCTTGATATTAAAAAGCTTTTTCAAGATGATGTGAGTGCTAATGGACTTAACGATAGTGAGGCAAACATTCTTTCGTCAATATACGCAGGTAGCTTGGCCGTTCTCGATGTTGCTTTTATTGGAGGTATTGTTGATGACATTACTAAATCAGCACGAAACCTTGATGCCGTAGCACCAAACGACGTTACACATGTTGATGCCTGGCAGGCTTTGGGTCGCCCACAAACAGTAGACGATGCTGTCAAAAACGCACGAGATATACAAAAAATCGTACACCCCGATATACCTGTAACTGGAAACACGCAAATGAGTGCCGTAACTAACGATGCTCTTTCTATTATTCGTAAAAAAGGTATCCCGAGCAGTAGTGCTACTAAAAATACACGCAGTCTTGCCGATATTTTGCAATCAGAAGTTGATGTTGAAACACTATTACGTAACCCTTTTGAGGCTATTAAACCGCCTGCACAAAAAGCACCTGTAGCTCAGTTTAGAAAAGCATTACCCGGAACAGTTGAAACGCCCGGACAAGGTATGCCTTTTGGTCTTTCTATTAGACAGGTTGAGCGTGTTGGTGGTCAGAAAGTTGCACAAAAATTTGCACAAGCAAGTACAGCAGATGATTTTGCAAAGTCATTGAGCCGATCAGAAAAGTCAAGCATAAAAAATGCTGGATATACAGCAAAGGCATTGTATGAACTTGGAAAGTCGGCAGAAGATGTGCCTGAGGTTCTATTTAAAGAAGCTCAAAAATTTGATAATCCTGATGAGTTTATTGATAAAGTTAGAGGCAGTGCAACACAGTATGGAGAATATACACCTGAAATTAGGTTAGGAGGTTCATATCCTGATCAAAAAAGACTTGATGAGCTTGGTGTCGACCCTGAAGAATTTGTTACTATATACAGAGGTATTGATGATTTTGAAAACAAAATTACTGATAAAAAAATAAATAATGGTGACTTTGTAACTACTGATTTTGATTCGGCCCTATCTTACACTGATAGTCCTGATAATGTAGTTAGTAAAGAAGTCTTGGCAAAAGATCTTATTCTTGAATCAGATGAAAGAGATTTTTTAGAAGAACCATTTTTTATTGGATCTGAGTATATTTATAGTGAGAGTAAGAATCCAATAATGACATTTTCTGATGAAGGCTTGAGATCAATATGGGAAAATGCCAGAAAACCTGTAGACACTACTCCTAAAGTACGCAAAATGACTCGATCAAAAGAGATTCCGTCTCTTGAAGAAACGGCACGTCAAGTATTGTCAGGAGAGAAAGGAGAAGCACTTGCTGCACTAGACGAGTCTATCGTCGCATATGAGCTTGAAAATTCTTTCACAAAAGAGTTTCTTGACCAAAACCCAGCAAAAGCATTGACAAAATATGCACATACTCGAGGAGAATTTAAAGGCAGGTTGCCGGAAGTTACCGGAGATCCTGATGCAACAAGTAGATTTGCACGACAAGGAGACGATATTGCAGGAGAACTTGGGTTTGATGATTCTGAGGAGGCACGGCAAGCATATGAGGACTACCGAGAACGCAAGGAGGAATATGATGCTAGTGTTGAGTATATAAAAGATCTTAAACGGCAGCGTAAAGTACTGAGCAGTGAACTGAAAACAGGAGAGAATCTTGCACGTAAGTCTCTTGGTGTAGGAGCAAATCTTATGCCTAAAACACCTGAGGCTACAAAAGCAGCTATCGGAATACTTGAAAACATGGGAGCAAAAGAGCTTACAACAAAAGCGGCAGGACTTGGTGCCGGATCAAAATTACCGTTTACAAGCAAGATAAAGGCGACAGAAGAATATCAAAAATGGGTTGGTTACGTGGAAGAAAATATCATACGTGATATAAAACCAGCCGTTTTGACACGTCATGTCACAATGACAGCAGAACGTGTTGCTGAATTTCTTGACAATGACGAGATTGCGGGTGAAGTATATCGACAGATTATCAAACCTGTTTATGACAAAGCGGAGGAACTAAAACTTGAAGCTAATAACTTGAAGCAAGAAATTGATAGCTTTAACATTGTAGAGGGAACTACTGATGCACGTGACGCATCTCTATACGCACAAGGTAAGCTCGAGACAGAGCCGTCTGATCAAGTAAAAGCAATGGCAGAATATGCACGAAATAAGTATGATGAGTATCTTGACCGATTGAATGAAATACGAGAACGCCTTGATGTTGCGCCTATACCAAAACGAAAAGACTATGTGACTCATTTAAACGAATTGCGTGTCATGTCTGAGCTTTACGGTGGTATTGATCGTGACTATATAGCACAACGTATATCAGACCTAAAGCAAGAGCTAGTACCTGAAATACGTACAAAAAACCCTGATTGGAGCGACGATAAAGTTAGTCAAGTTGCTTTTGAGCGTGCAAAAAAACAAGTTGAGGGAACACAAGGTATCGAGATGTTCGTTGATAGACGACAGCCTGTATTTAAATTTGCTAAAGAACGTTTTGATGACTACGAAGCAAACCCTGATATTATTGCGTCATTACGTGCATATAGTCAGGACGCACTACGATATATCTATCAAGCTGATAATGTAGCAAGAAATAAAGCATTTATTGATCCTTTGCCTGCAAATGCAAAAACATTCTTGAAGACTTGGAACTCTACTCAAGTTGCCGGAGGCCGTCACCAAAGCATCATTGATCCTGTTTCTCGTCGTATCATTACAGCAATACGAAATACGCTAGGATCTAATACCATTATGGGTAACGTTGCTACTATGGCAATGCAGCTCACTTCTTTCCCTGCTGTATTTGCTATGGCTGGTGTAAGAAATACCGTCTATGGAATAACAAAACGTCTTGTTTCTTATGTCAATGACAAAAAAGACTTGTATCAGTACTCACGAACTCGCACTATGCGTAACCTTAATACTGATATCGGTGTTGGGGAAAGCCTTGTGGATAGCCTGCTTAAACAAGTCGGTAAGATTGAGCGTGCGAAAAATCCTGCTGCACGGACACGACAAGCTATCCAATTTGGACGTACAATCTTGTCAGAACTCATGGAAAAAGCCGACGCCTTTACTGTTGGAGCAACATACGAATCATTTTATAGAAAAGCTACTCTTGACGGACTTGCGCCCACAGAAGCACGGGAATATGCCGATATTATGACTGGTAAGACTCAGGCTAATTACTTTCCTGAGGGCAAACCACTATTTCTTGATAAGCTTGAAGGGCAGATACTCGGTCAATTTGGTACCTATGGGTTCAATCAATGGCAGATGTTTAAAAGAGATTTTGGTAAAGACTTTAAATTTAATGCAAAGTCAGAACGCAGTGCTAAAGAAATGATGAAGCAGTTTATTAAATTCTTGGTGGCGTCTTATTTGATTGATACGTTTTCAGAGTACAGTTTTGGCCGACAGCCTTTTGAGGTCAAAGATCTTGTTGACACTGGAATTGAAGTATTTACAGAAGATCGCCCGGTGTCGGCACTTACGGGTCAAACTCGTGATACGGTTCTTAACTATGTACCTTTCCTATCAAGCGTTAAATTTAACTCGCTACCGCCTGTACTAGAGCTTGGAAAAGACATATTGCAAGCGACACTTGGAACAGGCACAGAAGCAGAACGTGCAAGAGAAAACATGTTGAGTAAGTGGTCTTTCAATATCTTTCTGCCATACGCAGGAAACCAGCTACGCAAGAGCCTCGAGGGTACTGAGAGCGTGACAGGAATCAATTTGCCGGTTGTTAATTCTACAGCAAGTGATAAATTTGAAATTCAAGGAGGATTTGAGCAAACAAAAGCCGTGGTATTTGGCCCGTGGTCTACACAACCAGCACAAGAATACTTTGAGCAAAAAGAACGAAAAGACGAGATTAAGAAAAAATACGGCATTGCAGGCAACATAACCGCAGATGAAAACATTGAGGCCTTGAAAGAGATGACTAATAAAGAGTATTCTTTGTACATTCAAAATTATGCAACATCGACAAAGGAGAGTATTCAACAAAAAACAGGACGGAAAATACGAGGTCTCGGTCAAGAGATTATGCAGGAACGTATGAAAGAAAAGCAAGAAGAAATACTTGAGCGAACTGGAACAGAGGAATCACCAACCACCTCATCACGGAGGTCTATTGATGAAATCCTGAGACAATAGTTGACATATAAAATGTAGTGTTGCATAGCAGTTATTCTTGTGTTTTTCTTGGTACAATAATTACATATGAAACGACATCACAGGCGTATGCTTGCGTGGACTATATTTTTTGTAGTCATGTTTGTTATAAATCTTTTTGCTTTTCCATATACAGGGAATAAAGAAAAGCAGGCTGAGAAAGTGCGACAATTTCCTGAGACTGTTGAAGTAAAAGAAGATTGGGAATATCTATTGCCTGAACTTGTTGCTGTATGTGCATGTGAAAGCATGGGAGATCCAAATGCTACCCCTCAGCAATGGAATAAAGACGGCACAATTAAATACTACAAAGGAAATTACGGTATGTGTCAGATAAATAAATTGGCTCATGATAAGAGAACCAAAGAGCTTGGCCTTGATGTATACAAAAGTGCTAAAGATAATGCTTTATATGCAAATATGCTGTTTGAGGAAAGCGGTTACGCACCGTGGCATACGTGGAGCGGGCATTGTTGGGAAAACAATGAATCAATAGATAAATCTATGCTATAATTTTGATATATGATCAAGTTACTACTCGATAAAAAATATCCTAATTTAAATCCTGATCTTGCTATTGTTCTGCATGTTTCTCTCGGAGATAAACAACGTACGGTAAATCACCTGAGCCTAAAGAGTACAAAATCAAGCTATCATGACTTCATACCAAAAGATGGTGAGACTATACGTTTTGTTGAATTAAAGGACGGAGCATGGCACGCAGGCCGTTATAACAAGCCTTTGACGTGGGTGACAGAGCTTTTACGTGGAAGAAATCCTAATAAATGTACTATCGGTATTTGTTATGAAGGAGAACCTGTGGATAAATACGGCAATGTTACTTATGATTGGGATAAAGTTGTTGACGGAGAGAAGGCTACGGAAAAACAGATTGATGACGCTGTTATGTTGATTAAAACATACCCTAAATCAGCACAAGAACACTTTATTGCACATACAGAAATTGCAGACGATAAGCCTGATTGTGTGCTTGATTTTAAACACAGAGTGATTGATAGGCTTGAAGAAAAAGAGGTTAGTGAGGAGTACAAAGGTTGCTCTGTTTCGATACAACAAAAACTTGAAAAGGAGAATAGCCTGCTCAAGCATTTGTTGAAATTATTAGTTAATAAATTTCTAGGAAAATGAGTTTTATATCTACATTGATACTGGCTCTTTCACCAGTTGCTGTAACATTGCTAACGCAATTTACAAAGAATTTACCGGTTGTTGATAGCCTACCTCAAGGTTTTCGTAAGTCAGCTATCCGGCTTATTGCAGCAGGATTCTCAGTGCTTGGTGCTTTTGGAGCATATATGAGCGGAGGAGATCTTGACCATGCTGTTATTGAACAGTTTGTTGCAGCAGCAGGTGTATTTGCCTCTACGCAAGTACCTTACCTTATCGGTAAGTTAAAAAAGAATAAGTAATGACCAGCTTCCAGTTTTGGTTTTTTGGGTTTCTGATTGGTATTGGTGTCGCATTATTCTTTCGCTCTTTTCTTTAGAGTGATACAATGAATATACGGCAGTGTGGCGACTGAGATCTATGCTTTACACGGTAAAGTTATACCTCGACTGACTGTGCTGTTCGCGTTTACACAGACTACTTGCGCTAGTCTGTGTTTCGTTGTGCTATAATGTGTATAGAACCTTAAAAACATCATATGGAACACCTAGCAGACACTATTTCAACATGGATAATCTTCATCGTTATTTTTTACGGATTAAAAGCACGTTATGAACAAGACAAAGCTCGCAAAGAAACTCGGAGTATCGAGACAAGCAGTGATAAGTTGGTACAAAGGAGAACACATGCCGAGTCGCATCAGTCTTAAAAAACTTGCCGAACATTACGATGCATCATTTGATGACGTATATAAACATTTCAAAAACAAGGAGAAGTCATGCAACTCGTAGGAGCAGTATTCGCAATAGTTATTTTATGGACTTTCGGTGCGTTAGTTATAAAGCTAATACGCTGGATTAAAAACAGGAGGAACTAATGGAAACATTTTGTAGAACGTGGTATTGCCAAGAGTGTTTTGCACGAGGTGATCCACACAAAGGAAATCAAGCGGTTTTATTTGGGCGAACACATCAATGCTTTTTTACTACTTCTGTGAATGGTGGTGTGCGTGGATTTACTCCACATATCATCTCTTTTATAAACAGAATTGGTGGAAATGTCTTAATTGATGTTCAATGTGGTGTGTGTGGCTTTGATGAAAAAATGAATTGTATCAGTAAGAGCAATTTTATTTGGATGCCGGATAATCATTTTGAAGCTCTTATTAAAAGACCTGATCTTGGTTATAAGATAGACTGAGAGCTGTGCCTTATGCACGGCTCTCTTTTACACTGTTGAGTTCCAGGTCATTTTACATCGCTACCGGGAAACGTAAAATTACATGGAACTCAAATATGATATTATATAAATATGAAAAAACGAGTAAAAAAGTACTTGAAAGGAGATGAGTTACTTGTTGAAAAATACGCCTCGCAAAAAGTCCGTGATGCCGTGTGGCAATTTGTTGTCGATCATGCACGAAGAAATAAAAATGGGCTGTATGTTTCTTTCGGAACAAGCTCAAAGCAGGACTTTTGGCTGCGTGTAGAGGGCCGTATTTTGGGCTATAAGCGTGTTTACGTTGATGAATTAGAGAAACACCTTAAAGAGGTTCATCACTACCACAAGAAGCTTACTAAAGAGCCTAAGAGGATTGCTAAAATTAACTATAATATATGGAAAAAAGGTAGTAAAAAGCAAAAAATAGCTTTATGGATTTACAAAAAGTTGCATAAATTTTTATATGAGAATAATTAAAAAGACAATACCTATAACACCTGTATCAGCATCACGTCCGCGTGTGGCAAGAGGTCGTGTATTTTATAAAGAAGCGTATGAGGAATTTCGCAATGACTTTGATAAATGGCTTACAACACAGAAACGTGATCAAATAACCGGAATGGTTGAGGTTTATCTTGAGTTTTATATAGCAATGCCAAAATCTTTTTCAAAGAAAAAAGCTAGTGAGCTAGACGGAGAATACTGTGATAAAAATCTTGATATTGATAATCTTGAAAAGGCTGTATATGACAAAATAAGTAACTTTTTTATTGAAGATGATAGGTACATTGTACGCAATGCAAATGTAAAAAAATGGTCAAGCAATCCACGTATTGAAATGGAAATAAGCACTGTATAGCAACAAAATAAATACTTTTCCCCATGAGTATTTATGCAACCCCTTGCATACATTTATGCAAGGGTGTATACTGTGTTACAAAGGTCGATAAAAACATTACTAACCAATAATTATTCGCCTATGTTAAACACTTTGACACGGATCGCAGGAATAGCCCTTGCATGTTATATCATGTTACTTGCAGTATGGGGATTCTTGATAATAGGTTGTGTATCAGCAAGCGGTGACGCTTGGCAACAATGCGGAGACAATGTACTCACAGACGTTGTACGCACAATATATCCGTGGGATCTAATGCTATGAAACAGAAAGAAATAATTGATGCACGAGAATCAGGCAGTAAAGGAGGAAACACCACAAAACAAAAGTACGGAACATCACACTATTCTAAGATTGCAAAAGAGAGGTGGATCAAACAAAAAAAGGCAAAGCAGAAAAATGGATAATTTACCAAACATTAAATTCCATAGCAGCCAAAGCGTATGTACACATTCTCCGTGGTGTGAAGACGGAGAAGTATGTCGATGTGACAAGTACGCTAAGTTTGAGGAAGAAGAAAATAAAAACACCGCACAAGATTAGTGCGATGTCTTTAAACCCAAACATTATTAACCACTAAAATTATATAACACTTATGTCAGAGAGTAAACCTATTGTTGTTGAAATCAATAATGAGATCAATGCTCAGCTCAAAACAGAAGCAGTAAAAAGGGCATTACTTGCTACGACATTTAAGAAGTTTGACGACAAGTTAATGCGACAAGCACTTACTGAGGGAATGTTGCGCGGCTTTACGTTTAAAAATTTCTTGCAAAAAGATATCTACGCTATCAAATATGGCGACGGATATAGTCTCATGACATCTATTGATTATGCACGAAAAATAGGTATGAGAAATAGTGTTGTTGGATCTTGTAAACCTGAGTATGAAACAGAAAAAGACGATGAAGGAAACAAAAAAATTATCTCATGTACTGTTACAGTCAAAAGAAAAATCGACGAATATGTCGGAGAATACACAGCTACAGTGTATTTTGATGAGTATTACAAGCCCGGCAAGACATGGAATGGTAAGTACACACCTAATTTATGGGATACAAAACCACGAACAATGATCGCAAAAGTTGCAGAGATGCACGCACTGCGTAAAGCATGTCCTGAGGATCTATCTCAGATTTATGTTGAGGAAGAATTTGAAAAAGAAGCATACGTGGTCGAAGAAAAAGAAAATCGCTATCGTGAAGCAAACGATACTAGCGAATCATTAAAAATGGGTAACTTAGAACAAAAAGATGCCGACAAAAACAGCAAAAAAGCCAAAGAAGATAAAGCCAAAAATGACGCTGCCGAAAGTGAACAGGGTAGTGACTAAAGAAAAAGGTAAGTTTGCACTAGATCATCTATCAGCATCGAGTCTTATCAAGTTTTCTACAAATCCTATTCTATTCAAAATGGAAGCGATGAACGGAGACTATGTTGATACGTTACAACGGTCAAGCGGCATTCTTGGAAAAGCATATCACCACGCACTATTTGTTTATTACGGAGGTTCTGATGAACATCCTGTATCGAATGAGTCAGAAGCAATCAAAGCAGGACTTGAAGCAGGCACGCAATACGTTGAAAACTACAATGAAAATTTTATTGAGTTTACATCTACGTTGCCAAACAAGCAAAAGATTATTGAAAAAGTTGTATTTCTATTTCAAGAATACGTAAAACAATATCCTTTTGATCCTAAAAGAGAAAAGATTGTAAGCCTTGAGGAGAGTTACAAAGAATTTATCTCTGTCGAATGGAAAGGACAACATATCGTTTTACCTATCCCACTAAAGGCGCGTATCGACAAGATATACGATGATGAGGATCAAGAATTGTGCATTGAAGACTACAAATCAGTACACAGTTTCTCGAATCCTGACAAGATTGATGGAGCAAAGATCATACAGGCTATCGAGTATTACTTTATTGCGTATGCAGTATATGGAAGGCAACCAAAAAGTGCAGTAAACGGTGAAGCGGTATTTGTGCCTAATGTTAATGCCTTGTTTGATAACGAGGTTGCCATGATTGCATATATCCACCGCCTCGATGAACCTGATGAAGTCGCAAAGGAAATGAAACGCTTGAAGGTCGAAAACATAACTGATCTTTTGAGGGAGAAATTACATAAATCATCATCTATCAAGATGTTTGAAAAAACCCTTGAGGAGAAGTTTAAAACTTATAAATCTATTGATTATTCTAAAATGAACATTGAAGAAAAAATACAAACAAAGCTCATGGAGTTCGGTATTCTCGTTAATTTCCATGAAAAGGTTGAGGGTCACTCAGTTACACAATATCGTTACAATCCGTCAATGGGTGTAAAGATGAAGACATTAAACAATCATGTTAAAGATATCGAGCAAATTACCGGAGTATCTGGTATCCGTATTCTTGCGCCAGTGCCAAACACTACATTTGTAGGTTTTGAAGTGCCAAAGAAAGAACGTACTTTTGTTGAAGGAACACCTGAAACTAGCGGTTTTGACATTGCTATCGGAGTTGATCTCATGGGTGCAATACGTCGTTTTGACTTGCGAGAATCACCACACATGCTTATTGCAGGTGCTACAGGGTCAGGAAAATCTGTATTTGTGAACAGCTTAATAACACAGTTGCAACAGGTAAAGAACGCAGAGTTGCACTTATTTGATCCAAAGCTTGTTGAGCTTGCCGTATACGAAGGAGGACAGCGCGTGAGAGAGTACGAAACGGACGCTGAGACGATTTACGACTCATTGCGGTCTCTTGTATCGGAAATGAACAAAAGATACGACAGAATGAAAGATAAGGGGGTACGCAAGATATCAGACTATACAGGTCGCATGTCTTACAAGTTTGTCTTTATCGACGAGTACGGAGATCTTATTGCTGCACAGCATGAGAAAAAAGAATGGGTAAATACTGGTGAGGTATACCAAATAGGAGAGAAAAAGGGTATGCCAAAGCAAAAACTTGAGGTAACGAATATCTCAAAAGAGATAGAACGTATGGTGCTACTTCTTGCACAAAAAGCAAGAGGTGCTGGTATTCACTTGATTATCTCGACACAACGTCCGTCAGTAAACATCTTATCCGGTTCTATTAAAAATAATTTCCCTACAAAAGTAGCATTTCGTATGGCAAATACTACGGATAGTATTGTGGCCATTGATCAACCTGGAGCTGAGGCACTACTTGGAAAGGGAGATATGCTTTTTATTGCAGACAAAGGAGTCGAGCGTTTGCAGGGATATAACGTATAACATTATGGAATTATCATATGAAAAAATGAAAAAGATGCGTATTGAGCTTGATAAGGGTATTAGAGAGTTTATGTTTGAGGCAAAAAAAGATGGAGCATTGAAACCTGAGCTAGTGACGAGAACAAAAAATCTCATGAAAATTAGCCTTCGTGCGTACGAAAAACCTCTTACCATAAACAACTTGCAGATGATGCGTGAGGGTGTTCTTGTATCTATCGTCGCTCTTGGACAAGAAACATTCATTGAAGACTCATCACACGCAAAACTAATGATGATACTCGCTGTTATACAGAGTATTATTGACGAAGAAAAAGAAAAATTAACAAGTAATCTACCCGAATAGTATGTCTCGTAGAATGTTTAAAAAATATGACGACACTCTTTATCAAAAGATGAAGAAAGAAAAACGAACAATTCACAGGAGAAACTGGTTAGTAAAGAAAAACGGCACTTTATCGTCCGTTAGGTCACTTTCAGAGTTGTCGTCGTATAATTACTTTCTACAGAAACAAGAAAATTGTTGTGGTATATGTGGCAAAAAGCAAGTTGATGAGGTTAGAGATTTTGCTATAGACCATGACCATGATACAGGTATCGTCAGAGGATTATTATGTTTTAAGTGTAATTCTGGTATTGCTTTATTGCAAGAAGACGTAGACATACTGAGATCAGCTATAAAATACCTTGAACTAGACGAATTTGTTATAAGGGTTAATAACCGATATAGGCATGAATAATGGCTGGATAAAACTTCATAGACGGATACTTGAAAACCCTATTGTAAGAAAGCCGAAATATATAACATTGTGGATTGTGATTCTACTAAAAGCTAATCATAAAGAAAAAGAGATGATATGGAATAATGATGTTATAAGTGTTAAATCTGGTCAATTTATTACCGGAAGAAAAGAGCTATCTCGTGAGACAGGAATACCTGAGACAACAATCGAAAGAATACTAAAATTTCTAGAAAGTAGACACCAAATCAGACAACACAAAACTACTAAATATCGTTTAATTACAATAGTTAATTGGCAAGAGTATCAAATTCTAGACACCAAAACGGACAACAAACGGACAACAAACGGACAACAAACGGACACAAACAAGAATGATAATAAAGATAATAAAGAGAAGAAAGAAACGCCCCCTCATGCAAAATTGAGTTATCTTGATAATTTGCCCGAGGATCATCTCAATGAATTTCATGTGAAGTACCACGCAAGCAAAGAGAAGATCAAAGAGAAGTCACACGATCTTGCTAATTGGTGTCGTAGTGAGGGTAAGAAAAAGAAGAATTACAGAGCCTTTTTGTTGAGAATTATGAATAAAGATTTTGAGAAAAGAGATCTTGATTCTTTGAAACGAATTATATTCTCTCGAGAAGAAGTGAAAGAAAACGGTACAGTTAAATTTAAAAATGTACCAAATGAGCTTTTTGAAGTCGCAAAAAAGCATAAGTTAATACAAAATAAATCATGAAAATATCAGAAGTAAAAATAGGTGAGATTGTTCACATTTCACAAAAAAATAAAAAGC